CAACCGCCTTGAGCGTGCGCCAGGCCAAGGCCTTGAGCTGTCCGTGTTCGTCTTCCGTCATCATGCCGGCACCACCGATCCAGAACCGTCCGCAATATACCAGGGCGATGCCGCCGCCGACCCGCTTGACACCATCAGGCGATTGTTCGTGGTGTCATAGACCACCTTGCCCGTGACCTTGTTGGTCGTGTTGACCGCATTGGCAACCGCCGCAATCGACGCCGCTGCAATCGACTGAAGCACCAGGCCGCTTGTCAGCGTTTGCTGCGCCGTGAAGGTCTGCGCCGTGGCGAGGAATGCCTGCCCTGATGTGTTGGTGCTGCCGATCACGTACCACGTTGAAGCGAGCGCATTGAACTTGAACCGCAGCGCGCCGTTCTGGCTGATGCCAACGGGAGCCCCGACAATCGTTGCGCCATTTCCTGACAGGGTCAGGGTTGTGACGGCCTGCGTCGAGAAAATCAGGATTTCCTGATTGTCCGCCACCGAGGACAGCAACGGGAACGTGATGGTCCCCGCCGCATAAGCCGCAAGCGGCGTCAGGATCAGCCATTGGTTGTTGGTGTTGCTCAGGAGCGAGACTGAAAACCCCGTTGCGACCGGCGCTGCGTACTGCACCACAAACTGGCCTGCCGAAAAGGTCAGGTTGGTTTGCATGAATGATTGTAGCGCCGTCAGCGACGTCTTCCGCGTGTCGCTGTTATTCGTGCGCCAGATCGGCAATAGATCGCCCGCCGTGAGCGTGTCCGCTGTAGATAGCTGGTTAATGTCCGTCATGGATCAGCTCTCAAAATCAAGCGTTGCATCAGGCCCAACCGTTAAACCACGATCCTCGCGTTGCAGGAACGGGTCGCCGTTAAAGCGCCAGTATTTCGTCCCCTGACCAGCCGGGACCGCGTTAACGTCAATCAGCCTCTCCGGGATCGTTGAGCGACGGCTTAACAGCGCCATGTAAGACGACCGCGCCGTTGCCTTTGTATCCGGCGACACTGTCTTGCCCATCATCGGCGCAAGGCGAATGGCAAGATTGCTGACGATGGCTTCGATGGCTTCGTCAGTGACGGTTGCGTCCTGATCCAGATCACTGTCGCCAGGATTGTCCGCGAGTGGGTAGCCGATGCGCAGCCCGCGGCTGTTCCACGTCGCCATCATGTTGTCGAGGCGGCGAAGTCCAGCCTGGAATTGCTCCGGTTGCAGGTCGAAGGCGTAGGACGCGAGCCCCACTTCTTCAAATGCGTTCTGCACCAGCTCGCGCTTTGTCCAGCTCACGGTTGGGGCTCCGGATCAGGGGCAGGCTCTGGCGGTGCTTCCGGCGGTGCTTCCGGCGTCGGCTCTGGTGTTGGTTCTGCCGCAGCAGCCTCGGCCGCTTCCTGCGCCTCAAGCGCCTCGATGATCTTGTTGGCCAGCGTCTTGTCCGACCAGCGCTTGTCAACCGTCAGGCCGATCTCAGCCGCCTTGGCCAGCATCTCGTCCCGCGTCGGCGGGGCGTTGTCGACAGGCTCGGACATAACCGCCACACGCGCGGGGGCCGGGTTTAGAAACACCTCAACCGCTTCCGGTAGCGTGGCAAACCAGCCATCGGCCAGCGCCTTGTCGAAAGCTTCCTGATCAGTCACGCCAATGCTATTGAATGTCGTGTATGGAGGCCCCCAGCGATCACCAGGGCAGCGATAAACGATGGTGGGGAAATCGGTCATTTGGCCTTCCGCTTTGCTTTCTTCGCCGTGCTTAGTGCGATGGCAATCGCCTGCTTCTGCGGCTTGCCGGCTTTCATCTCGGTCGAGATGTTCTTGGAAATTGTCTTGGGGCTGTAGCCCTTCTTCAGTGGCATTGATCTCTCCCAAGTAAATGGGGCGGCCTTGTGAGCCGCCCCACTGAGGTTAGGCGATACGGTAGGACACAAACGTGTTGGCCGCAGTCTTGCGGGTTCTCCAGCGTGCGGAGTTGCCGTAGATGCCGCCCGTCGTCGCGTTAGCGCTTTGTACGATGGGGTTACCCACGATGGTGTGAGTGGCGCCCGCCGTGACCGTGATCGTGTCAGCCGCAGCCGCCGAGAGGTTGATCAGCGACCAGTCGAAGTACTCGTTCACGTCGAACGTCGCTGCTGCATCCAGCAGGGTGCCGGTTGGCAGGGTGTAAGCCTGCGTGGCGCCCGCTGCGTGCGTGCCGGTGATCAGCGTGGTCAGCAGTTCAGCGGACGTCAGGGTGACAGCCGTCGTCTTGGCTGCCGGGTCGCCTTGGACGCCGTTATCCGTGCGCCACTGCTTTACGTTCGGATCCGTGCCGACTTCGTACTGCACCGACAAACCGCCGCCAGCGTCGATGACAAGCGTGGCGCCACCCGTAAAGGTGCCGAACACGGTCTGACCGTTGATAACGGTGCCGATCAGGGTCGTGTTTTCCGGATAGTTGGCAAAGCCCGACGTCCGGTAGACGGTGACCAGGCCCTGCGATGCGACTGCAAGCTTTTGCGTTGCAGTAAGAGTGACGGAGACACGGCCGCCGCCGGTAAGAAAGAGGCTCATTGCGAATGCTCCGTTAGGTCTGGCTGAACATGATGATGCCGGACATCATCGGCTGTTTGTTGACGACACCGTACAGGGTATCAAGCCTGTACTTTGTACGCATCGTGTTGATGTCGTATTGCTTCTGCATGACCAGCTCGATGCCCTGGTCAGTTGCCGCACGCATCACCGCCGCGCCCGCATCGGTCGGGACCGCATAGCGACCCGGAAGGATTTCAATGCTGTCCTTGAACCAGAACGGGTTCATGAAGTTGGTGACGGTGTTGAGGAAGGTGATGGCCGCCGTGCCCGACGTCGCCGTCATGGTGCAATTCTGGTACTGGATTTCAGCATCAGATGCGCCCTGCGCCGAGATGATCGGCGGAGAGATGACGAGTGTGGTGGATGACGGCACAGAGATGACGCGGAACGTCATCGGCTGGCCGGTGTCGCCCTTCGTGATCAGGTGCACGCTGTTGCAGTTCGCAATCGTGAACGCATCACCCGCCGCGACGTTGGTCGTGGAGCTGATAGTGATCGTCTGGTAGCGGTTATCGACGTTCGCCGTCTCGCCGGTCGTGGCAACCGAGGTCGCCTTCGGAACCCAGTAGTTAGCCGCGCCGACAAGCGTGCTTAGGGTGAGACCAGCACCGCCTGCGGCCGCCGTCTTGCGGTTGGCGTAGTCAAGCTTGTAGGTATCAAACGAAGCGACACGGCCAACAAAGCCAGCACGCAGCGCCTCATCGGAGATGCTGTTGCCGAACGAACGTGTTGACACGGCGAGGTTGGACGCCATGCCGTTGTAGTCGCGAGTTGACAGAGCGAGATAACGGTCTTCCATTTGCACGCCGCGTTCGTTCATGATGGCTTCGCAAAGTGCGACGTCATCAAAGCCCGCAGCAGCGGCGGAGCGCTTGACGAAAAGCGTACCCTGGTTGGCTGCGACGTTCATAACGGACACGTTGATGTCGCTGGCCAGCTTTTGCTTGGCAGCGTCGCCAAGGCGACCTTCCTGCAGGGCGTCACGCAGTTCGGTTGCCGTCAGAACAAACGGAACCGACCGCGCGAAGCCGATAGTGGCAGGCACGGAAAGCTGCGTGTAATCGTCAAAGTTCGTGGTCATGTCGGTGCCGCTGTAGCTCGTCGCAATGTACGGCTGCGGGCGCCACATGATGTTGTTCGTGCGTTCCATCGTGGTCTGATCCGTATTGAATACGGCCACGTTGCGGGACAGCACTAGAGCATCCTGAAAACCTTCAAGGATGTTCTCAAATGCAACCCGCTCTTCTTTGCTAAATCCGTTAGGCATTGTTCCTTGTCCTTGTTAACCGCGCTTCGCCTGGCGCTTGTAGGCCATCACCTTGGTGAAATCGCCCGTTCTGCCGGCTTCCTCGCGCAGTCGTTCCAATGTGTTGTCGACAGCGCCGGTCTTGCGAGCGTTGCCGCTCGGTATCTGTTCTGGCGCCGCCGATGGCTTGCGTTGTGTGACTTTCAAACTCGCCTCCAGCCTTCCAATTGCCGCAGCAAATGCGACCGGGTTTGTGATGGCAGCCAACTCGGCCGCCTTCTTTGGGTTCTTGCCTAGCGCATAGATCAACAGTGCAGGCTTCTCCGCGCCGTCAAGGATGATGCCCTGCTGGGTCGTGGATAGCGTGTCTGCAATGACTGCCTCGGCATCTTCAAAGTCTTTGGCCTTGAGTTCTGCCTTGGCGGTATTGTAGCCGGTGAGCTTGGCTTCCCATGCTCCCTTGACCGCATCCCGTTCCTGCTGGCGTTTCGCTTCCTGGCTGTCATACGCAGCTTTCGCCTTGTACCAGTCATCAAGCTTCGCCTCGTAAGCGCCTGTGTCATAATCCACATCTTGCAAGGTCGGCTTCTTTGGCGGGGCGGTCGTTGTCTCACCCTGCGCGGCCGGCGCCTGCATACTGCGTTCTAATTCACGAATACGCTTCTGCTGTTCGCGGTTCTGCTTGCGAAGTTCCTTGACCCATTCCGGTGCCTGCCGAGCTTCCTCGGCTACCGGATCGGGCTGGGGCTCTTCGTTGCCGATGCTGACGACAAGCTCAGTCTCTTCCGCTTCCGCTGGGGGCGTCTCGCCCTCCGCAACGGGGTCCGGGGCCGTCTCGGCCGCCGGTTCCAGGTCAATGACTTCTTTCTCGTCTG